GTATCCATCATCACGTTTGACATTGAACCCGACCAATCAAGTATGAATATCAATCCATGATTCTTACCATCTGGAACTACTGAGACTTTTTTGAATAAGTCTTCATTAAATTTGTAAGTGTGTAATACAGCTGTATCGAGAATACCAGTACGACTAGTAGTAGCACGGGCGTAAGCTGCAGCAGATTTTTTACACTCGAATTCTTTGACAAGATAGTTTACCTCCTTTTGTGCATCTTTTTTGAACTTGTTGAACTCTGTATCTGAGTGTTCAAATAAATTAAATGGGTTATATGTATACTCTCTAAAACATATTTCTTCTGTTGGTTTAGTTTTATAATCAGGATTTCTTGCGATATAATCTTTTGTAGCATTATTTTGCTCATCTGTCCACTCTGCAATCATATCATCATGAATCTTTTGATTGTCAATGATGAAGTGCTTGAGGTTGACTTTTGGTAATTCTACATAGTAAGTTTGATCTGTAGTTGGATTAGATAGTTCTTTAAGAGAATCAGTAAACATTTCGTCTGTTTCTGCTTCAATCTCACCACACTCTTCTCCACCTTGAATATTAGCAGTAGTATTAGACCCACCAGAACCTGATTGTGTGACTTGCATATCTTGCTCCTCACCACCTTCACCATCATTTCCATCTTCCTCCATAGAAGGTTCTGCAGAATTAGATTGACCTGATGTAGTATTGTTTTGAAGTGAACCCTCTGATTCTATATCTGCCTTTTGCTTTTCTGCTTCTTGTCTTTGCTTCTCTGCTTCTGCTTTACAATATTCAAAGATAAGTTTAGCAACTTCTATAACATCTTCAAATGTTTCAGTAAGACCAGTGCGATTCATTAAGAATGTCTCTTCATTATTGAAGAAAGGAATATCAACAAAATTACCAACCTTGTAGTATAAATTGATCCTATCAGCAAGATTGAACTTAGTAAGGTCTTTACCATCTAACTGAAAGAAATCGTCTTCTGATAGACTAGAGTAACCTCTGAAGAAAGTTTTAGATAAACCTGCATATCTTCTCTTCATTAACTTCTCAATACGAGCATCTTCTACAATATTTACAATTGAATGAGATATTTCATTATCTAACCACCAATCCTCATCAGGTGTGTATAATGCATGTCCAACTTCATGACAAACCAATGTATCATAAACTTCTTCTCCTGCTTTATCCCAAGTAGGAAGAGTTAGTACACGAGTTCCAACATTGAATGATGCAGTATCAACTGATCTATGTTCTACAATTAAATCTTCTGTAGCAAGTAATCTAGCAAGTTGTCCTTTAACGTCGTGTTTGATTTGCATGGTGGTTTCTTATCTGATATATTCAGTATACAAGAAAACCCTACTCTTGGCAGGGTTCAGTGGACACTTTATCAACTGTCTCTCTTAGTGGAGTATATTCATATCCATATTTATTTAAATACTCTTCAAATAATTCATCAGGGACTAATCCATCCCAATATTCTTTTTCTGTGTACTCTCTCATACTATTCTACTAAATCCTTTTACTTTGTCAAATTTAATTACACTATTAAATTTATCATGTAACTCTGATTTATGAGATATAACAAAAACATTTGCATCTTTAATTACAAAACGAATAATTTTTAAAAACTCATCAGTTCCAAATCCATCAAGAGAACTATCAAAGATCTCATCCATAATCAATAAATTTGTATTTACTGAGTTCTTAACTCTTGCAACTTCTCTCCAAGTGAATAGTAATGCTAAGTCAATACGCATCTTCTCACCTTCACTAAAGGAACTATAAGAAAAGTCTTCATGTATTGGTGATCTTACAGTTTCAACAAACTCTTCATTAAGAGTAAAATTGATATAGAAATCCATCAACTGCAAGTAACGATTGACTTGTTGGTTGATAAAGGGTAGATACTTTTTAATTATTTTAGTCTTTACACCATCATCTTTTAGAAGAGAATATGCAAAGTCATGGTATATAACTTCCTCTCTTCTCTCTGATGATTCTTCTAATGTTTTTTGGAGACTTGAATTAAACTCTGTTAGTTTTTCATTTTCAGTACTTCTATTTGCAAGTTGTTCGGTAAATCTTTGAACCTCTGATTCCAGATCTCTGATCTGTCGTTGGAATCCAGAAATCTGAGTATTGTTTTTAGAAATGCCATTGTTGAGTTTAGTAATCTCCTTTGATAATTGGTTGAATTGACGTTCTCGGTTTTGCTCTTCTTTGATGGTTTCTTCAAGGTCATCATAACCTTTCTTGAGTTCCTTCGCTTTAGTTTGAACGTCATTAATTCTATTTAAACGAAATCCTTCTTCTATGGACTGAGTACATGTAGGACATACCGTATTATCCGTAAAGAACTTATGCTCTTTGGTAAGGGTTGCTACTTTATTAGACAATTTGCCTTTGAATGTGTTAAGTTTTAGTAACTTTTCTCCTGCACCAGTTACGTCTTTTTGTTCCTCAGTCAATCCATAAACCTTATCCTCTAAGTCTTCATTCTGCATGATAAGAACACAAACCTCATCACCTAACTGATCTCTTTTCTTTTGATTTTCTGTAATATTATCCTTTCCTTGCTCCTCCAACTCTTTGATAAAATTCTCTTGCATTGATATTTTATCTTTAATATTATCTCTCTTCAAATCTAATGATCTTATCTTTTCTTTCTCTGTGCGAATCTTTTCTTTAATTAGATTATTCATAGCAGAGAAGATACGAATATCCAATAAGTCTTCTATCACATCTCTACGATTACTTGTAGACAACTGCATGAATGGCACAAAACTGCTACTTCCAAGTATAACAATCTGTGTAAATGACTTATAATTTACTTTGAGTATGCTTTCTTCTAATAACTTTTGATTGAATCTATCATCCGATTCCTTGTGTAATAATGTTCCATTAACTTCAATATCAAACTTATTTGGTTTGATAGATCTTCTAACCAGATAATCTTTATTATTAACACTAAACTCTACCTCTACTACACAATCTTTTTCATTGGTAGCATTAATAAGTTGAGATTTATTAATTTTACGAAATGGTTTATTGAATAAAGAAAAGGTTAATGCATCCAACATTGTGGATTTACCAGAACCATTTGTTCCTACAACTAAGTTAGTGGTGTGTCCTAGAAAATCTATCTCACTCCAATGGTCTCCTGTTGACAGGAAGTTTTTCCATCTAATCTTTTGAAACGTTATCATTCTTTGGGGGTATTACGAAGTCGTCAGGCGTAATCACAGTATATTTGTAATTATACATCCTACAGGTCTTTATGGCAAGCTCATCGTCAACTTCTATAACAGTCATCTCTTTTTGATATTTTTCATCATCCTCAAGCATCATTGCATATCTATCAGCATCATCCTCCTCTTCAAAAAGAAATAAAACTTTATCTCCATGCTTATCCTGTACTGCATAAGCACCATCATCTTTTCTAGTTTTTAATGTGAGTATATACATTACTCTACCTCGCAGGCTTGTCTATAAAGATCCTTAAAAATGTTTTTGATAATATTTTTGTCGTATTCAAAGTCACTCTCATCAATATATCTATTTAAAATTGAAAGTGTATTCTCATCTTCATCAACATCAAACTCATCTCCAACCTGTATATCAAAGTTTTCAATGATCTTAAGATCCTCTACACCTGCACTATACAGTTTGTCAATAAACTTTTCAAACTCTTTTGGACTTGATTTCTGACGGACAATAACCTTTACTATCTTACTCTTATATGGAGTAGCATCAAATAACTGATAAGGAGTATCTTCATAATAAATGTTATGAAATAAACGATATGGATTATCTACTGGAGTATGAATACATGTCTCTGTATCAAAGAAGTGAAAACCTCTGGTATCATTTACATCATTCCAGAACATCTCATATGGATTACCGAGATAATGTATCTTTCCATTTGTAGATCTGGTATGAAAATGTCCTGAGTACACTGTATCAAACTTATCAAAGACACTCGTATCCATGCCAGTTTCCATCATGTGTCCACGAGTTGCCTTAAATCCATTGATCTCTAAATGACCCATCGCAACTTTACTGGTGGACTCATCTATCATCTTTTTACTCTCATCATAATTCTCAACATTAATCCAAGGTAAAAGAAGTATTTGCAATCCATCCAATACAATCTCCTCTGCCTTTGAGTAAGTTGTGATATTAGGATAGTCCTTCAATAACAACTCAGGTGAGTTAATTTCATTCGTATTCTTATAGTAACAATCGTGGTTTCCTGTAATTGCGTGAACCTTATACTTCTTCATCGGTTCAAATATCACTCTCTTCGACCACTCTAAACTGTAATAGTCAATAGACTTACGACTATCAAATATATCACCCATATGAACGATAGTATCAATCTTATTCTTTTCCAACTCAGGGAAGAATATGTCATTATAAAATTTTTCAAAATACTCATGAAGATGTTTAGATCCCTTACGAGCACCGTAATGAGTATCAGTAATAATTGCTATTTTCATCTATTGGAAGACTTATATACGATATTATCTTTAATTGTATTGTAATCAGAACTACTACCCGATACAGCATTGTCATCTACACTCATCACTTCATCAAAACCACTTCTCTCAATGATCTTTGTCTTGATATCCAATTGCTTTTTCTCTTTTTGTATACGTCTGAGAAAAGCATAATGAATGATCTGAGTGAAATATGCAAATGGGTTGCGAGACTTCTCAGGGTCAAAGTTGTGAATATATTGAACACAATTCTCAATCCCATCAGATATCATATCATCACGGAACATATAGTTTACAAAGTTCGGTTTATACGATAGGTGTGTTGCAATTTTTAAAAAACACTCCCCAAGATAGTTTGTAATCCTTGGTTTCGGTAAATCATTTTCTTTTGCATGAGCAACTTTCTCTCTATACACAATCAGTGCTTGCAAGAGTTCCTTGTTGTTTACATAGTGTTCAGACTTCTTTCTAGGCATGTGCTTTGTCTGTCTTAACTAACATTTATTATAACATATTTTAGATACTTGACAAGTCCTTGAAATATGTGTACAATAACCTTTGTAGAGGTTCAAGGGAATAAATTAGCTTTCTTTATTATTCTTAAAGGGTTTCTTCCAAACTTCTTCAAGAATTTTACGAGCGTCCTCAACACTTGAGATATATCCCATTTTTTTATCAGGTTTAACTTCACCACCAGATTCTAAAAGTTTACTTAGATCTTCTTCTGCATTTTCTTCTTCAACATATCTTTGGTATATCTTTATAATTTTTTGATCTTTTATTTCAGTCATAGTAATAATTTTATCAGTACGGAAGATAAACATATCATCATCTGCTAGTTCCATCCAAGGTTTAATCTTTACATATATTCCATTATTAATCATTTTCATGATTACAGGAGTATGAGCGATAATAATTGGTTCATCACCAGTTTCATCAACACAAACCGATGCGAGGATCTCCTCCCCAGAAACTAATTTAATAACAGCTATAAATTCTTCTCCCATCAGTTTTTTAAAGGTATGTTTACAATATCATAATTAAAATTTTCTTGATTGTAGATTTTAATTCTTTCAATCAAGTGATTTAATGTGTAATTCTTTCTCTTATTATAACTTATATCGTCAGCAATGTCATATAATGTTGCTTTGAGTTTACGATCACCTTTCCTCAAAACTCTTCCAATAGATTGAAGATTCCGAATTCTTGATTTAGAAGGACTAGCAAATATAACGTTGTGTAGGTTTTTAATGTTAATTCCTGTGGAGAAAGTTCCATATGATGCAACTATTATAGCATTGTTTTCACGTTCAGTGATTGCCCGAACGTTTTCTCGGTCTTCAGTCTCCACACCACCATGTATGAAAAAGACTTGACGATTATCAGTCTTACTCTTATTTATGAGATCAAATAATGGTTCTCCATGTGCTTCAACACGACTATACAGGATCAAAGTATTACCTGTTAAATCTAATGCAAGATTTTTAATAAAGTTATTTCGACGATGATGACCGATAATATACTGTATTTCATCCTCAAATGTTTCAAATTTATTCGGTGAGTGTTTCAATAGCAACACATTTATATCCAAAGTAGCAACATGTCCCTTCTTCATTAGTTCTTCGGTCTTTATAATTTTGTAAGAAGGACCAAATAAACCCTCTAAAACCCACTTATGTGTCTGTGTACCATCAAGAGTTCCTGTAAATCCGTAACGATATTTGGCATCTGCAAGTTTAGACATTATAGATACTAGTGATTTTGATTTAAACTGGTGAGCTTCGTCCCCAATTACCACAGAAAATCTTTCAAAATACTTTCGGGGGAGCTTATAGATTGATTGCCAAGTAGTAATTATGACCTGAGAGTCTGTCTCTCTTTCTTTTCCAGCATATATCTTGTGGCAAAATGAACCTACGTCCCAGCCATAGTCTGAAAAATCTTTATACATCTGTTCTACTAACGAAGTCGTCGGAACGACTATCAGAGTATTTTTCCCTTTCTCAACGAAATATCGAACAATCGAATATATCATCAGAGACTTACCCGATGCAGTTGGGGATATCAACAACTTTCTATTATGTCTTAGAGCGTCGTATACTCCCTCTACTTGGTAAGAACGAGGTTTGAACTTACAAATAGAATTCATATAGTCTTTTACACCCTCTTTTGAGATAAATTCGTTTACCTCAAATGGAAGTCCATAAAATTCACTTTCTTTAAATGCGTAATTATAACCGTGATCTCTACAAAATTGGATTACTCGATCTAATAATCCTACATATATTTCTCCTTTCTGAGTATTAAATAATCTTATTTTTCCATCCCAATACTTTTTTTGATATGATGGCATATACTTTACGCCAGGTACCTCAAACGTAAAACTGTCTGACAACTCATAATATACATGTGGCTCTGCCTCAATCTTCAGGAAGACCTCATTCTTCTTTGATATAACCAAATGTGACATAATAAAATGTTCATTTAAAAATATTTATATTGCCTAAATAAAACAGTTTTGACTAGAATTAATGACAAAGTTAATTGAACCAAAGAAGTATACAAAGACACTTGACCTTTTAAGGTCATTTTTTTTGTCTAGAGGTTTTTTGGAAGTTCACACTCAGAATAGACTGAGTATCCTTGCTGCTTGCGAAGATCCAGAAACAGTAGCAACCTATGAATATAACGGTGAGGTTTGGCCGTTACCACAAACAGGACAGATGTGGTTAGAGTATGAATTACTTAAAAACCCTGAAGTGCCTGGTTTCTTCTGTTTATCAACTTCATATAGACAAGAACCAAACCCAGTTGCAGGTAGACATGAAGTAATCTTCCCCATGTTTGAGTTTGAAATGCATGGTGGTGTAGAAGAACTAGAAGAAATGGAAAAAGATTTAGTTCACCACTTGGGTATTGAATTTATGGATTCTCATGTTAAATCATATAAGAAATGGGCAGGAATTTTCGGACATGAAGAATTAGACCATGATGATGAAGCAAAAATTCAAATAGGTATGATTACAGACTTCCCTGAGTGGACATCTCCATTCTGGAATATGGCAAGAAGTGATGATGGTAAAACCAGTAAAAAGATTGATGTAATCTTAAATGGTATGGAAACTATTGGATCTGCTGAACGTAGTACTGATAAAGAACAAATGCGTGAAACCTTCCATACAATATCCGATGGAAAATATGCTGAATTACTTTTTAAATTATTTGGTAAGGAAAGAGTTGAAAAAGAATTAGAAGAGTTCTTAGAGTTTGACTTCTTCCCTAGAAGTGGTGGGGGTATTGGTGTTACTCGTATAATGGATGCGATCCCTGACTAGGGATCTCAATGTGAGGTGGCGAAACTGGCAAACGCAGCACACAGTTCATGTGCCGATTCTTTACGGGGTCTTGTAGGTTCAAATCCTACCCTCACAGTAAAAACTTATTTATCTTTGTGTAAAATCTATACCTTCCATGTGGTCGTATTCGTGTTGGAATACTCTGGATGCTAAACCACATAACTTGACTTTGTGAACTTTTCTATTCACATCTTCATATTTTACTACAATTCGGTCTGGTCTTTTAACTTTTAAAAAGAGATCTGGATATGATAAACAACCTTCTTCCATCTCAACTTGTTCTGTATATGATTTAATGATACGAGGATTAAAGCATACTAATATTTCACTATGCTCTAAATCTCTTACCATTACAAATGCTCTTTCCCATATACCAATTTGGTTTGCAGATAGACCAATACCATTGTAATGTATCATATTTTCAACTAATGTATTAGATAAAAATTGACGATCTAATCTATAACTACACGAGTCAATACGATGATTGAACAATTGATGTTCTGGTTTTACGAGATCTCTTATCATTAGAATCCTGACTGAAACTTTTGCCATTCGATGGCATTTTTAATTTGATATGTACGACCTGAGATATTTCTAATTATCTCTTCAAGAAATTTAAGAGTTACATCATAGTATTTTATCTTCATCTCTGATGTACTTAACTTCTCATCTGCCTCCATATGCCTTTGTATTGCGTCTTTCTCCCTAACCTTATACGGAAATGGATCTTCTGCATAAACCTCTGCAGATGCCTTTCCTGTGTAATAGTTATATCTTTCTAAACGAATACGATTATATGAGTCTCTTGCCTTCTCTCTCAGTAACGAAATAGTATTATATATCGTGTAGTATTTTGAATGAAGTTGAGGTATTTTTAATGATTCATTATGTAGGTTATCAGGATCAATGGTCGCATCACGCTCCCACATCTCTTGAATTTTTTCAAGATTCATAGACGAGTTCTACCATCCGTGTCAAATATATTATATACAGTATAACGCATAGTTGCCTCTGCTGTAAAGTAGTTTATGTCTGTCTCTGTTGCATCAAATTCTAATGAAGTAAGTCCAACTGGGAATAAATCACTAAATTTTACAATCGCAACATCTTGGAAATTACTGTTTAAAATGTGCAAACTACCATCACTGAATACTAATTTTTCATCTCTAACACCTTCAGTATTAGTAGTTTGATCTTTAAATTGTTGTGGTGTCTCTGGGAAACCAATACCTTTTAACCAATTATGCATTGCCATGTAATTTTCCATATTCTCATCAACAAGAAATCTTACATTTAGATCACCATAAGTTAGTTTCTCACCTGGTACATCAATATCTTTTAGATAAGATGATTGAATAGCAGTTCCAAGTGATAACTCTGGTATTCTAGCAGAGTTTGAGAAAAAGGAAACTTTAGGATATTTTGCCAAAGTAAACTTAAACCCAACAGGTGCGAGAAAATTGCGGTTTGATATTTGGTTAGCAAATGGATTAGCCATTATTCACCGCCTCCTCCATTGCCACCACCATTTCCACCATTTCCACCATTAGAAACACCGTTTGTTCCATTCCCATTTCCATTTCCATTTCCATTCTTTTTCTCCGAATCATCTGGATCTGATTTTAGATATCCACCATACCCAATTCTATATCCAGTAGGGATTTTTTTACACTTCTTATCAGTATAGCAATAATATTTCCCTTCTGGGCATTTTTTTGCTTCTTTAGATTCTTGAAACTGTTTAAAAGTTTTTTTTGTTAATGTACTTCTATTCATGTAATTTACAAACTCTTTTGACGCATCAACCATATTATCAATATCTTCGAGAGATAATTTTTTAACGGGAAATATATTAGACCACCTATAACTTAAATCCATAGGTGAC